GGAGAGAGAATGGCACTCATCCGAATGTAGGTTCAAAGCGATCACCAGAGGTGAGAGACAAAATAAAAAAAGCTAGGGCGAATCAGGCAATAACCACCGAGTCTGTAATGAAAGCTATTCAGACAAAAAAGGATAGAGGATATGACCTAGCATTCTTTCGTGGTAAAACACATTCGGATGAGTCGAAGAAACTAATTTCCAAAAAATCCATTGAACATCACAAAATTCGCACGGCACAGTCACAAAAAGAAGCAGTATTGCGAATGGGAGAATATGGGTACTCAGTTATCAAAATCGAAGATACATACATGGATGTTAAGTGCAATCAATGCGATACCATTTTTAACAGAACATATCAATATGCATCAAAGAGTAAGATTACCTATGAATTGTGCCCAAAATGTTACCCACCCTTGATTGGCACAAGCAAAGCAGAAAGAGAAATAGCTGATTGGTTAGAACAGTATACCAATGTATCAAGAAACGACCGGAGTATAATACCGCCACTAGAGTTGGATATCTATCTTCCTGAGTACAAGGTTGCAATTGAATATAATGGCTTGTATTGGCATAATGAATTAAGGAAGGATAAAAACTATCATCTTGATAAGACCAATAAGTGTTTAGAAAATGGTGTGAGGCTAATTCATGTATTTGAAGATGAGTATGAGAATACGCCTACCATAGTAAAAGACCGATTAAAGAATATGTTGGGTATTAATAAAAGAATATATGCTAGGAAATGCGAAGTCAAAACGATTAAACCAACGGAGGCTAATGCATTCATAAAGAGATATCATATACAGGGATCAGGTCGTGCAAATGTGCATCTAGGGTTATGGAATGATTCTGAATTGGTAGCTGTTATGACTTTTTTGAATGGGGATATTAGCAAAGGGATTACTGATTGGGAACTGAACCGTTTTTGTAATAAATNTGGGGTTACTGTGGTTGGAGGTGCATCTAAATTGTTCAAATATTTTACACGCCATCATAATACAGAAACAGTAATCTCATATGCTGATAGGCGATGGAGTGCTGTTTCTCCATTCTACGAAAAGTTAGGATTTGATCATACCAAGGACACTGTTCCCAATTATTGGTATATATTGCCTAATGAGATGAATAGAATTCATAGGTATGCATTAAGGAAACCAAGTGGTTGTGTTGATACTGAGAGGGAATTGAGGTTATCAGAGGGGTATTTACGGATATATGATTGTGGAAGTTCCAAGTATATATGGAGGAAATAGTGTTTTTTATGACCTGTAATTGTATAAATACTAATTAAATATAGGAGTAATAAGATGACAACAGCATCATTATCAAAAATGACAGTACCTTTGGCTAGTGACCAATCTAGTTCTAGCCAAGGATTATTAATGCCAAAACTAAAATATCGCTTTAGGGTGATATTTGAAAACTTTGGTGTAGGAACTCCACGCACAGAATTGACTAAGCAAGTTATTGATTTCACACGGCCGAGTGTTTCATTTGATCCAATTGATATTGAGATTTATAATTCACGGGTGAAGTTAGCAGGCAAACATACATGGGATGATCTTACTGTTAATCTTCGTGATGATGCATCTGGTGCAGTTTCTAAATTAGCAGGTGAACAATTGCAGAAGCAATTAGACTTTATGGAACAAGCTAGTGCAGCGAGTGGCATTGATTATAAATTCAATACTAGATGTGAGATCTTGGATGGTGGAAATGGAGCACACGAACCAACAGTTTTAGAAACTTGGGAAATTTATGGATGTTATCTATCCAATGTAAACTATGGTGATTTGAACTATGGTGCAAGTGAACCAGTAACTATTGCAATGACTATGCGATTTGACAATGCAGTACAGACCCCGATTGGAAATGGAGTTGGTGCGGATGTTGGCAGAACGTTGGGTGATATTGTAACAGGTTAATATGGGTTTATTAGACAAAGTTGGTGATTTTGCTGGTGATAAAATCAGCGGAATCGCTAACAACTTCGGTAGCCAATTAGGTGACCAATTCAGCGGATTTGCTGGTGGGGTTGCACAAGGCTTTTTTGGTGCGGATGATTTAAAAGATTACAAGCATGCATCTAAAACATTCGTTTCGGATGGGTATGCGTTAGCACCGAATAACAAATTTCTTTTTCATGTTTACTTTAATTTAAACACTGCCGGAATTCCTGGATTATCAAAGATAATGGGAAGTCCAGTTGAAAAAGCAACATTGGGTATGTTAGTTAAAACAATAACATTGCCGTCATTTGATATAGAAGTAGATGAAGTAAATCAATATAATCGTAAACGATACATCCAGAAGAAAATAGAATATAAACCAGTGCAGGTTACAATGCATGATGATGGGAGTGATAAGATTAGATCAATGTGGTATAACTACTACAATTATTACTATCATGATTCTGGCAGTAGATATGAACCTGGTTCGGGTGGACAAGCATATACAGCACGTGATATGTATGATAATCATCAAGTCGAGACTGATTGGGGTTATAATGGACAAGGTCCAAATAATGCGATAGGTGGAGGGGATGTTAAACCTCATTTTTTCCAAGATATAACGATATATGGTTTTAACAGGGGCAACTTTGTTCAATATACATTGGTAAATCCGTCTATAACATCGTGGGAGCATGATACCTATGATTATTCTGCTGGCGGTGAAGTTATGCAACATACAATGAGTATGGTGTATGAAACGGTGAAATATAGTCGTGGTAAGATTGGCGAAGGTGTTATGGGTTACCAAGACCCAGCGATGTATGATACCTCTCCTAGTAAATTATCTAAACCTGGGTCAACTGCTAGTTTATTTGGACAAGGGGGATTGGCAGATGCAGGATCTGGAATATATGAAGATTTAGCAAATGGTAATATATTGGGTGCTATTCAAAAAAGTGGCAGTGTATATGAAACATTTAAGAATGCTAATCTAAGTGAGGTAATAAGCACTGATTTAGTTAATGAAGGCATCACCCAAGGGTTAAGTATGCTAAAAGGACCAGGTATTAGCAATGCGGCTAGTAACTTCTCTTTTGGTGGATCAATGCCTGATGTGTTGAAGAGTGCTAAATTACCTGTGACCCCACAAACCCCCCAATTGAAGAATTTCTTTGGTTCTAGTGAGATGAAGGATTATAAACTTGGTGGAATGAGTATGGCTAGCGTACAAGGCAATCTTCCATCCAAATGGCCGAGCATGGATGGAGATTTAACTCAATCATTGGGTAATATGAATGTTGGTGGAGATCAGGCATGGACTAACGCAGATGGTTCTAAAATGACTGATGCAGAAATTAAGGCAAGTCAATCACAGTATTATTAAATTATGGCAACTATTAATATTCCTTCGTTCCAAGACAAAAATGTATTGATCTACAATGATTTTTTAAAGCAGGCTAATGCTGATGTTTTTGATGATGAATTTATGTATGACATAGATTATAATCCAGTACAAGCATCAACCCCATATCAGGTAGATGATTCCCAAACAGACAACTCCCCAAAATCTGGTCCAACAGGCACAGGTGCAAATGAATATGATATTATAAATTCATTCTTTAAGCAGAAGATGAATGATGATACCATTGCTGATGTTTATACTATGTACCTATTTAAAATATCAAAGTATTCGCAAACACCAGTTATGTCTATAGTTGATACTATGAAAGATCAAGATAAGTTATCAATTACAGGTATAATGGCTTATTTTTTGAATAAGCTAAGGTCAAAACATGTGTTATTTGGGGTTCATAATATAATTACACCAAATCATTATACAGCTAGAAATATCGTAATCTAATGGGTAGGTTTTCCCAAGGGGATTACACAGTAAAAAATACTAAAAAATATGTTGGTAAAGGAGTACCAAAGTACAGATCATCGTGGGAATTGGATATGTTCAGATTTTGTGATACTAATCCGCATATTTTAGAATGGGCAAGTGAACCTATAAGAATTCCATATTTTAATCCGTTCAAGGGCAAAAAAACAACATATGTTCCAGATTTGCTTATCAAGTACAAGAACAAACAAAACATTATCGTAGTGGAACTGATTGAAATAAAACCAAAGAAGCAGAGTATGATCACTGAGAAATCCAATAGCAAGGATCGGATGATAGTTCAATTGAATCATGCCAAATGGGAACAGGCGGTGAAATGGTGTGCATTGCATAGCATCACATTCCGTGTGGTAACAGAAGATCAGCTTTACCATAACGGTAGGAAAAGTTACTAAATATCAGTATGAAAAAATTAGAAGAATTATTTAATTTGCCAACTGATGTTTTGTTGGATGAGGTAGTTCCTGAATCGGAGAAGGTAAGTGAGATAATGTCGGTGGATATATTATCTAGCATAGATAAAATTGAATCAGCATTGCCTATGGTTCGTGGGTTAGAATCAAGCGATTCAGAAATGGACGCACTTGCCACCCTTGCTACAGAAAGTTATAAAGACTTGATGGACTTGGGAATGAATGTGGAAGCAAGATGGTCTAGTGAAATATTTAATTCTGCTGGTTCTATGCTAGGGCATGCTATTACTGCAAGAACTGCTAAAATAAACAAAAAATTAAAAATGATTGATTTGCAACTTAAAAAAGCAAAATTGGATCAAACAGGTGTGGATCAATTCCCGACAGAAGAAGGCACTATATTAGACAGGAATGAATTGTTGGAACGATTGATTAACGG